TCTTGATTAGGTTGCTAAGACCAGTAGCAATCTGACCAAATTGTTCAGCCCCACTCGGCTGCCTAGAAATCGCACCAACCTGCGCACCGTAAGTCGATCCAGCATAATCCGCCAACGTATTGTAAATGCTGGCCGCATTCTGCGCGCCAACGAATCCAGCGTTAGGATTGACGTAGGCATACGGATTGGCGGCTGAAGGCGTAGCTTGGAATCCACCAGTAGATTGAGGTGCGGATGCAGCAAGATAATTGTTTAGAATATTCTGCTGTTGCCCCAAACGCTGGGAGGCCAAGTTGTACAGCGTAGGACCGCTTGCAATAAACCCTTGAGCCGCGCCAAGGCGGGATTGAGTAAGGGCGTTACGCAGACCAACGTCACGCGCAATTGCGTCTGACATGCTTTGACCAGAAGCCAAGAATCCTTGCGCTGCTCCGAGGCGAGCCTGTAACCTTTGCTCCCCAGCCAATCCAGTTGTGACTGCTTCCTCTACGGCTGGTGCAACGCCAAAGATATTGCCTCTGGCAGTCTGTGCTGCCCTTGCAGCCTGCTGATACTGCCTCTGCTCTTCCGCACCAAGTTGTGAGCCTAGCGCAACTTGACCAGCAATCCGTTGTTCAACATCACGCCTAAAGGCTTCTGTCTCTGGGCTGGTCGTTGCCTCAAGAGGAGTTTCGGCCATCGTCTGGTACTGCTTGGAAAGAGCGCGGACAGTTGCTCCAACAGTGGGGTCAATCTCATCAAGCTGTCTTAGTGTTCGTTCTTCTGGAAGGCGTAAGGATTCTCTGAATTGCGATATTGCACCAGTAGCTTGCTCGCCAGATACGGGCTGATAATTCTCGAAAAGATTCTTAGCCTCAAGAGTATCCTTTTGCGCCTCTGCCAATTCTGAATTTAGGCTATCAATTGATTTCTGTGCTTCGGCACGCCTAGGGTCGTTTGCTGGAAGATCGGACAAGAACTGGTTGGCTTGAGCAATCTGGCTCTGCAGATCGGTTGTTGCGGCTGTGCCAATATCATACAGACTTTTATACTCATTCTTTCTGGCCGTGTTGATGTCATTAAGAATCTGATCGTCTGTAACTTGAGAGTTTAACTTCCCAGACAACGCATCAGTTCCAAAGACTTTATTGGCGCGAAGATTTGCAAGCCCAGTATCAACCTTGGCAAGATCGGCGGCCCTTCCTCCAATGCCTTGAACAACATCAGATAGGCCATATCTAGTAAATGATTCTTGAAAGCGAGGAGCTAGATTCTTTGCGTCAGTAGCAAGGCGAATGGCAGATTCTCTGCTTTGCAAAAGTTTTTCTCGCGCATTGTTTTGGCTTTTGTTTTTGGCCCAAGCCTGATCGACTTGTTTTTTCTCAACAGCAGTAAGCTTATTGTATTCTGGAGATCCAGGGATATTCTTGCCCTGCTCTTCCAGAATCTTTCTTTGGGCATCATAATTATTGATTGTCGTATCTACGTCATTGATTCTATCAATAATACTGCGTTGATTTTCGCTTATATTCTTTCCAGAAAAATCTCTTACCGTTCTTCCCAATTTTTGAAGGGTTGCCTTATCCGCATCGTTTATGTTCTCAAGCCCAACCGATATTGCAGCCTCAAAAGCTTTCGAGTAATTATTTACTGCTTGTGTAAAGTTCGCTGGATACTGTGAGACTGTCTCTATTCTAGGGCGAGCTTCTTCAAACCTTTGACCCGCCTTTGCGATGTCATATTTCAATACTTGTTGGGTTATGTTTTCTTGCTTGCCAGTAACAGGATTTGGCCTTTGCCCCACAACTACTGTTCCAGAAAAAGCAAAATTGGCTGGGTCTAGTTTGTAAACATCCTTAATTAACTTCTCTTCTCCGCCAGCTACGTTGAATTTGCCCTTAGAGTCAATAAGCGACTCAACATCCTTTACTCCAAGTTCCTTGAACCTTGCGGCTTCGTTGGCCTGCTTTATGTCGTAACCGCCCTTTGCAAACTTCGTGTAATCCAAACCAAGCGACTTTACTGCATACGCTTTGTTGGCTTTTGTGAGATCATAGGAACCGCCAGACTTAAACAAGGCTGGATCTAATCCAAGATTTGTTTTTAAATATTCTTTCCTGGCTGCAGTTAAATCTGCATTGTTTGCTGATGTAACATAATTTTCTGGATTAGCCAATTGTGGCAATGCCTTCTTAATTGTATTAATGGCATTATTTCTTTTTGTAGCAGCCGCTGTTGCTGCTCTTTCTGCTGCTGTTGCCATATTAGCCGACTCCTACTCTTGGCAGATTGCTCAAGTAATCAACATTGCCTATTCCCTGCGATTGCTGGACATTCTGTGGAACTGCACCCATAGGAGATTGGCCATAAAGGCGAGCGAACTGGACTGCGGCTTGTTGACCCAAGCCACGCTGAGTTGCGTATGCTTCTGGAGCCATTTCAAATTGACGGCGCATAGCCTCCAAAGAACGTTGTGGGCCAAGCTCACGCTCAACCTGCAAGCCAGCTTGGGCTGATCTCTGCAAATCCAAGGCTGACATCTGGCGTTCTAGTTCACGCTGGCGCGGAGAATACTTCTCCCGCAACCTTTGTTCCAGCGCAGCAATTTCTGGCTGTTTCTGAATATAGGTCTCAAGGCTTGAGCGATAGAAAATATCATTCGCCTGAGCCGCCTTCAGCGGATCGGGCGGAGGCGGAGGTGCAGGAATAGAAGGACCGCCACCCATTAGAGTAAAGCCTTTCGCATAAATTTCATATATTCGTAACTCCTTGGTTTGCCAGAACGATTAAAGGTGATCCGCTTGCGAGGACCGAAACGCTCTGCCAAGAGCAACAGCAAGCATCGTAAGGATTTAGCACCTTTTGAGGAGATAGTCAAATCAACAAACACATTCTCACCATCTTCGCTATGCACATAATGGTCAGCCTTTTGCCCATCCTTTATACACCTAGCCAAAGCCACCCCAGCTATACCTTCCTCATCCCTTACTATTCCGACCATACCCTGCTTCTCGAACCATCCAAACCACTCAGCCAGGTTAGGCCACATAGCCTCTGGAACACCGCTTTCCTCAATGTATTCAATAGCCGTCATATATTCTTTTGCACCTCAATGGTGTCTGGGTTGGCGGCAATCATAATTTGCTTAATGGAAAGCTTCTTACCTGGAGCCTCCATCTTGAACTTCATATTGCGCCACTTCTGATAAGACCTAAGACTATCAGCCCTAAAGTTGTAGGTCTGAGCCGAAAGCGTAGCTGGTAGCGTGAATGGTAGGGTTAATCCTCCTGGGGTCGATGTGTCTACGGCTGTTCCAATTGTGACATATTGAGAGTCTGTCTCCCGCTTCATGCCTATGGTGCAATTGGTGGCTGTGGAGTAATAGTACTCCATCTCATAGTGCGACCCATACTTCTTTGAAATCCTGTCGTCAAAATCGTAAGCCTTGGTCACAACGTAGGACGCATAGGAAGTTCCGTAGTCCTTGTACTCTGTGTTGCCATCACCCTGCAAATCTGGATCAAGGTAATCGTAAAGATGTCCAACCTGTCCTGTAGGACTGCCAACCGCAAGCTTTACGCAGTTTACTGAGTACCCACCAGAGAAGTTGGTCTTGGTCATTGCGTTTGCGGCTATTGACCACAAGCCCTCAAATGATCCAAACAGCGTGTTGTAAACAAGCACATAATTGCAGGTTGTTGAGTTGTCCAGAGGAAGAGCCAGATAATACCTGTTGTTATGGAACGCTCCGTTTGAAGAACCAATATAGCTCCTATTGATTCTTGCTATCACATTCTTAACTGGCTCGCTAAGAGTTGGGCCTACGGTGTAAAAATCATCGGCTGCTGACCTCACAACGCTTCTTATTCCGTCATTAGACAGGAATAATACATCCTTGTTGGTAAAGATTGCGGATCTGGATGCTTGACAACCAATCTTGTCGTTAATCAGTCTTACAGTCCAGCCAGAAGCAGTTGTTGAGGTTGGATCAACAGTTACTAGGTAAATCTTGTTTGGTTTGAAAACGAGCAATTCAAAGTCAAAGAATGGCTGGATGGCGATAATGTCCTCGCCATCATTACCACCGACAACGATTGTATTGGTTGCCTTCCATACCTCAGCATCAAGGATGTCGGATGCGTAAAGCGTGTTGCGATTATCGCCAGTTCCAACTGCAAATAAACGATTGGTAAACTGGCGAATGAGGCGAAGGCCAGATGGCGAGAGAGCAGAAACGCTGGCTGTTGCTGTTGCGCCAGACCCGCCTCCACCAGTAATTGTAACTGTAGGTGCTGAAGTATACCCAGAACCAGCGTTTGTGACTGTTATTGCAGTTACCTTATTGGATGCCACTGTTGCAACCGCGCTGGCCGTTGTTCCGTATGCTAGGTTGGGCGCGCCAATTGTGACGGTTGGGGCAGAGCCATAGCTAGTTCCATCGTTTGTAACTGTAATTGAAAGAACACTTGTGCCTTGCCTAAATGCCGTTGTTCCGTCCGTAAAATGCAGATTGCTTGCTCCATCCGAATAATAAAGCCTGTTATTAAACTGAGAAAAATCAACCTGTACTGCGCCGCTTGTTACAGTTCCAGAGGTTGTGGCAAAGCTTGTCGCACTTGTTGATTTGAAAATTGCTCCATTGCAAGCAACAACAATTTCCTCAATGTTTGGCGTGTCAAAGTAGTGCATACCCTGAATTCCTGATCCACTCGATACGTTTGCAGATACTTGCTCAATGCCTTGCCTAGTCTGGAGGATTCCAGACGGGCTAATCGTCATGTTGGAAATTTCGCTGGCTTGATTATTTGCAATTAAGCTTGGGGAAATTCCAGAAGCTTGCCCACCCTCAAAGCTGGTAGACCCAGCAATTGACAGTACATCGTCTGTTGTGTCTATGTAGTAAGGCATAAAGCCTACTTTAAGCTGAGAACATTTCTTCTATGGTTAGTTCGCCAAGGCTTTGTGGGGTAATCTGTTTCACGCCTCCAACCTGGCTCAACTCGTAGTTAGCCATAGCTGCAAGATCAGAATTTGCCCCTTGTGTAATTACCTGTGCCTTGGTGTACTGCCGTTCACGCTCCAGTGCATCAGCGTGAGTCAGGGCAAGAACCAAGTGATGAACGTGGGGCAAACGAAGTTCATCACCAAGAGCGTCTGTGGATGGAGGGAAGTCAACAATATAGTTGGAGCGAGTGATGCATTTCAGCTTCTCCACAACACGCAAAGGAATCGTTCCAGATGTGGCAAGCCTTGGGTAAAGGTTAAGCTGTGCAACGCCACTGCTGTTGCGCCCTGTGAAATGGTAGGTATCTGGATCGCCAGTGCGGTCATCAGAAAGCAAGCCTGGGTCTTGGCTTACAATCGTTGCCAAGTCAATCGGATCAACCTCGGCATCGTTGTAAGCCACAGAGAGAGGAGTTTCTACATTCGTACCAAGCGTGATTGTGCGGCTTGTGCCAACCGAATAGGTGGAGTTGGTTACAGTCTCGCGCCAAGGTGCAAAGTCCCACACTCGGCGGTAGGCCAAGCTTGCAGCCTTCTGCAAGAAGGTAAGCGTATCCGAGTCGGTCTTGCCAACCTTCTCGCCAGCGTACTGAGCGATTTCAGTTAGGGTCATTTAGCAAGCCATCAGCACGCATGGGACGCAATAGCTTCCGTCCTCGTAGGTGCAAGTGACATTTGTTGAAGTAACCTTGGCTATAGTTTTAGATCGGATAATATCATCGCCTTGAGGCTTGGCCGTTCCATCGCCAGCAGACATTAATAAATCACCACGATTAACGCTTGTTCCTTGAGCAATACGGATAATCATATCTCCTGTCATTGCCATATTCAAATCGTATGGATTGTCTTGATCGTCATTATCCCAATTAACAAACACGCCTGCTGTATTTGAATCGCCCTCAACATCAGAAATTTTAACTTTGTTTAGCTGTTCGTTTTGAAGAAGATTCCCATCAGCATCTCTCCATTCGCACATTGCATCAAGATTGGATAATACAGTTCCCTTTTTGATTTCTGGATCTCGCTGTCCATTGGGAAGCTGTGACCATCTTGATAAATGTCCTCCGTTATAAGATACTGTTGTTCCAGCAACAGATATGCTTCCCTCACCAGTTCCATCTTGATAAAAAACAACTAAAGAACCATCGTTTGATGTTCTGTTTATGCTCATTATCTGCCCACCAGATACGGTCAACTCGTTGATTGCTGGTGATAGCAAAACTCCCGACTGAGCAATATTTGATGTTGCCTTACCAAATAATACATTCCCAGACGACTCAATTCGCATCCTTTCTGTTGCTCCAGCAGAAACCTTTAAATAAGATCCGTTGAATAAAATATCTCCACCATAAGTTCCAGATGCGGTTCTGAAGAATAATTTTGAATCATCGGTTCCAGATGACTGAATCCCGATCCCTGTTTCGCTTGATCCCTGTTTTACCTCAAGCCTACCACCAGTATCATTTGAGGTTGTTCCAATAAGAACTTTCCCACTCGAATCAATGCGTAGACGTTCTGTGCCGCCAGTTTGGAATATAAGTGGATGTACTGATTCTGCTCCTAAATATGCACCTGAGTATGACGAATCGTATCTTGCTCCAAAGTCTGCAAATACTACTCCATTTCCAGACTTAACATCTATTCTTGCGTAATTATACGTTGAAGTATTGTTACCAAGTGTTGAGTTAGTATTTGTTACTCTGATTGATGGAAAATCTGAAACTGAACCTGAGTTGTCAGATTTTGCAATATCTAGAAGTGCCCCAACAGTAGTTGCTCCAATCCCAACCCTACCACTCGCATCAATCCGCATCGCCTCCGTTCCACCCTCGCTAAACGCAATGGTGTCTGCCGCTGGGAAGAAGATTCCAGTGTTGGTATCGCCAGTAGGAACGATTGCTGGGGCTGCTGCTGTGCCTGTGCCTGTGGTGACAAGAGTTGTTGCAACTAGGGTTGGGATTGTGCCAGTTGTAATCGTAGCAGCTGTAGATGTCGTAGTCCCAAACGTGCCTGTCTCAATCGTTCCAGTAGTAATTGTGGCGGCTGTAGATGTTGTAGTTCCAAACGTGCCTGTCTCAATCGTGCCAGTTGTAACCTTGGCCGTTGGCAGGGTTTGAGTGAAGTTGGCTACTGTCATCCGCTTCAAATTATTTGAGTCTGAAGCATCACCAATAAGCAATGTATCGTTTGTTGCAATAACAGTCTCAGCAGTACGATCTTGAATAAAGCCAGAAGTAGGCGTTGCGTTGGTAACTAGATTGCCCAGCTTGGCGGCTGTTACGTCATTGGATACCCCGTCAACAAATGTAGTTCCTGCGGTAAATGAAGCCATTGTTTAGTCTCCTAGTTAGAAAGGCGGTTTTTGAGGACATCCCAGGCCATTGAGCAAGCAAGCCCTATTAGCCCAGCTACAGCCAGAACCTTCGTCCGCAGGTGTTCCAGCGCACCTAATCTATTAGCAACATCCCCATGAAAAGCAAGTGACTTTTCGATCATAGAGTACAATGTCATTTGACGCTCCTCCATCCGAACAAGAGCGATTGACACGTTCTGCACCTTATCGCGCAGATCAGCCACTTCATCAAGACTCACGACCCTTACCCTCCAAGTATCTTAGTGAAACTGCAAGATGGACAACGGCATCCACAACCTCGTCCCGATCTCGGCCTTCCTCGACTATCCGCTTGATGCTTCTGTTGACAGATAGGAGATGCTTTACCTTGCCAATGTACTTGGTCTCCTTGACCATGTTGTTGTTCTCCACGGCAAACTTTAACGCCTCCTTGAAACAGGCGTATTCCTGCCCCGTCATTAAGAAACGCAAACTCAAATTGGTCAGCCACATGGCGATGCGTTTCATTTGACATTACCAGCGTCCGTGGCTGCTCCCATATCGGAATAGCGAGGCAGTACATTGTTATCCGCTGGCTTGGGAGAGCAGGAGCAGAGCAAGAGGGTGAGGATGAGGAGGGGCATTATGTTAATCCCCATTTTTGGTATAAATAGTTTTCTATTGATGTTCTGTCGTTAGCTGAAAGAACGGAGTTGTAAACAATCAGTTCCGAAATATCTCCGTTAAAATAATATAAAGTAACACTATCGGTTGATCTTCCTATTGTTTTTTCTGATGAGCTGAATACATTTACAGCCGTTGTAAATATTTGTGTTTTATTTAGCCTTGCTGTCCAAGAGGCACTTGTTGCCGACACATTGTATAGGTGGAAATTTGTAAGATTTGGTGTCGGATTCCCAACTGTCTTGCGTGTCGTTGCCAATGTTGAGTCGTATATGTTTCCATCAACCCAAGTGTAGTGCGATGCAAGCCCAAAGGCAGGAGTAGCATTAATAAACATTATTGGATGGCCTGTTTTTGATTGATCTGTTGGTGGGTCTATAGCAATTTTTAACACAATAAAATAGGAGGCAGAAGTCAGTCCACTAAAAGCAGAATCCATTTCCATGAAATCATTAATTGAATCGAACCTTACCGAGTTTTTTCCATTTTGTGTTGCAATCTTTAAGATTGGCCTATTCCCAGATGTGGCTTGCTTAAAATCTTTTTGAGACGTGCTTTTGTCCCGCCATCTAGCTATTGACCCACCATCAGTTGTCACATTATTTCCGCCGCTTGTTGCATCAAATAACGATGTCGAATCGTTAGCGTCTAACCACATAATAAGCCCAGATATTTTGTTTGGATTAAAAGCTCTGCGTACCATCATATTCTTTGGCAATGGGCTAGTAGGCGAATACAAAGGCATCGCCTACTCCTAGCTCAACTGCGTGACTTCAGCAGTTCCAGCGGTAGCAAAGATACCGCCGATCAAGCCTGTGTATCTGAATGGAACTTCATAGTAATCTCCAGCACTTAATCTGATTGTAAATGCAGACGTGCTTGTTGTTGCTGTGCCTAGAGTGACGTGAAGGTTTCCTGGCCCAGAATTAAAAATTGTGCAACCAATCCTATTCCCATTTGTTGGTGCAATTGTTCCGTAGCTGGTAGAGGTGAAATCGGTAGGACCAGTTCCGCCAGATGTTGTTGCTTCTTGCCTTGTTATAACAGCATTTGGAACATTAACAGAAAGTTCTCCGCTATCTGCAATTTCAAACAAGCTAGAATAGCCTCCGCCAATAATTTCAGCAGGATTCCCAATGTTTGCGGTTACCCCATCAGCAACATCCGCTTGAAGCGTTGTAACCAACGCCTCTAGCTCTGTTAGGTTAGCATTGATCGATAAGCCAGTACCGCCAGAAAGCGGTCCTAAACTCTCAATAATCGTGTTCCATTGGCGTCCCATATATTTGTCCTTTTTAGTTTAACACGCTAGGGCGTGTAGTAAAGAGTGGAGGTTGGGGCTGGGGATGATCCACCCAGAGCACTCCAAGTTATTAAATCTGTACTGCTATATGTATCATTTCCTTCGATACCATCGTACAATATCCATTGGTCTTCACCTGGAAACCAAAAAATTTGGCTACCATTAGGATTATCATATTGGGGCTTTCCACTACTTATTGTTACCCCATCCCAAACATATTCACCATTTGATGTCGCTGTACCAGCACCAGAGATTAAGATCCTAAAAATCGTGCGACCACCAACCTTGCTGGTGTTTTGCACTCCTAGTCCTATGGATAATCTTGGCATAAAATCACAATGCAATCACCCGCCAAGGACTAGAACCTTTGGCGATGTGATTACTTCAATCATTAACCAGCTATGTAACCAATTACAGTGCCAGTTCCAGCCGTGTAGCTGTTGAATTCACCGTAAATGATGTTGCCTGCGCCAATCGTAACGCCTGTCAGAGTACCATCGAATTTACCACTAATCGTGCTAAACGTGGTATCTGCAAGCATCTGGATCGCCCAGTAGCCAGCAGGAGCTGTTCCAGTTGTCCCTACGGAGAATCCGTATTGACCTTGGAATTTATCTAGTGCGCGAGACATTAGCTATGTAGCGCGATGCGATAGCTCGTGCCGTTAAGAGTCACGTTCAAGGACGCAGGGGCTGTTGCAACTGTGTTAACAGTGCCACCGCTGGAGCTTGCCGTAAACTCAATTACGTTAGCAAAGTTAGATCCGTCAATGCGGACTGACTTATTCTTCGCCTTAATCGGACTGCGTTGAAACTCAGATGCCATATTTTTTTCTCCTTAAAGTCGCACGTTTGATGCTATCTGGCGTGAACTTGCTTTTGAATCTACTGCCAAGCTTTTGTTCTTGGCGATAGTACCCCTTCATTAAGTTTGTTTGATTGACTCCCAGCGGGTTGTCGAGGGGTTCGCCAACCCCCACTAGGCTCAATCTTTGCGGGACGGTGAATCGTTTAAGGTAACGAGGGACAGAATCCCTTTCGGCCACAGCCTTTTCCAGTTCGACAACTTTCCCATTTCTGGAGTCCTCGTACTGGTAAACAGGCATTAGCTATAGTTTTCCTTATCCGACTCCTCGGCCATCTTCATCATACGGTCTTCTTCGGACTCTTCGGGTACAGCGGATTCTTCTTCAGATGCTTCAGCCATAGCGTTGTTCACACGCACCATAGCCACGCCACCTTCAATTTTCTCCACTACACCTTCCAATTCCACCATGTCTCCAGCTTCTGGTGTGGCGTTTTCTTCGCCTTCACCTAGCTCGAACATAGAGATCGGCAATTTAACCAATCCTTCTTTCATAGCTGGTTTCTCCTTAGTGGAAGAGGCTGGGGAGGTTTTACCCTCCCCAGCTTTCCGAGGACCCATACCAATGACTAGCATGGTTCCCATTTAATTATTAGCTGTAGTTGGACTTCGCAACGATGACTCGGAAGAACCGAGGATCGAGTTGCTTGGCCGCGTAGAACGTCTTGAAGGACGCAACAACGCGCTGTCCATAAGGATCGCTCTTATCAGCAGCATCAAGGATCGTGACCTTCGGAGCGAAGGGCGAGCCAGAGGCGGCCAATGAAGACAAGCTAGGAACACCAAACGCGCCACCACCGAGGAGGACGTTTGCATAACCAGTGTTAACACCAGTTGTTCCTACGCTGTTTTCAGCGATACCAGAGGCGGAGGTATTAAAGGTCTGGACGTTGGTCGAAGAAATGACCGACACGCCAAACAATTTACCAGTCTCACCTTTGAAGATTTGGTCGGGAGCCGAGTAGCTCGACACCTTCAACCAATCATCGTCCTGCTGTAGATCACGGATAACGGCAGGATGCGCAACAAGCGCGTAGCCGTCCTTGATCTTAGGAGCGCGGGCGATGAACAACGAAGTCGCACCATCGAGCAAGTCGGTGGCGGTCATTGCGCTGTTAGCAACGGACGAGGTAGCCCAGGTCGTGCCGTTCGTTGTGTTTTGAGCATAACGAGCGTAGGACTTGACTGCTACACCAGTACCAGTGCTGGTCGAGGAGTCCTGCACCAACGCACGGTGACAGAGGGTGTCAGCGTGGAGGGCGGCATCTTCGCCGAGTTGTTTAGTGGCCTGGGCAAGATGAGAAAATAGCTCTGTAGCGAGCACGACATCCGTGAGGATGATTTTGCTTCCATATTGCACCAAGGTTGCCTCAACCGAGGACAACGTGAGATCACGCTCGTCACCAGAAGAAGGAGTCGTTCCTTCCGACAAAGCGGAGATCGCAGTGATGCTGGGATCGCCGAAGCGGAAGAACCGAATCGTTTTGTTTCCACCCGTTTTGGTCGGGTAGGGGGCTTTCATTGCGAATTGCTCCATTTGGAGCAATGGGATTGCACGTTCCAATAACGCCTTCGAGAAGTACGTCTGGAACTGTGCGCTGACTGAACCAGTAGTTACCATATAATTAAGTATCCTTGTTTGTTATGACTACTCAACCTCTGTCAACTTCGCTTGCCATTTTCATCAATTCACGTTCTTGCTCATCGAGCGAGAGTTCGTGAAAAGCTTTAGTCTTGGCAGGACCTTTGGGTTGACCTGACGCTGGAGTAGTCGCTTTTCTGAGTTGAGAAAGTTCTTTCTCATACTCTGCAACCTTTTTCGACAAATCGGAGGCGGACTCCGCTTTAAGCTTAACCTTTGCAATTCCAACCGCATCCTTGATACCCGCTGGGTAATTACGCAGGATAGCGTGGTTTTGCAACATTTCCGTTACGGCTTTGTACAGAGGAGTAGTTGAATCTTTGAGTTCTGGGTTTGCGTCAACCTCTTCCATCAGATTCTTGTCCCACGCAGACTTTAGCTCTGCTTGGGTTTTCTGCTGGAACTCTTTCTTGTCCTCAACCTCAATCTCGCTGGCTTTGTTTTCAGCGAGTTTCGCAAGATCGTCACGGCCTTCATCACGGTAGCTCTTTGCCGCTTCCCTGTAATCTTCCGCGCTAAACTTGCGACTTGCCGTCTTTGTCTCGCCTTGAGGAGCTTCTGGAGTCTTCCTTGCCCTTTCAGCCTCGATCTGTTCGCGTTCTGCTTTGATTCTGGCTTTCTCGGCTCGGACATCTTCCCACTCCTTCTCAAGTCGTGACTTAGCCTTCTCGTAACGGGTAGGCTTCTTTTCGGAAGCCGACTCCGACTTGTCTTCTGAAGATTGCGTTGTTAAAGAACTTTTATCTTCCTCGGATTTCTCCTTGGCAGACGAAACATCATCCGATGCTTCTAGTTTTGTTTTTTCGGCTTCTTCAGCAGGCGCGGGTGTCTGCTCGTTATCTCCGCTGACCTTTTCTGTAGCTTCCGTTTCTACTTTGGCTTTTTCGTCTTCCTTGGGAGTAGGATTAAAATCCCGTCCTTCGTCAGCCGCTTGCGCCATCGCCAATACATCCGCTTCAGTCAGGTTATTTGAATCTGCCATTTGACCCTTTCTTACACTTGTCGGTAGGGAGTCATTCTACCTAAAGGTTAGTCGGCTACTGGTTCATCCGATCCATCCCCATAGCCTGGGATGGCGGAGTTAAGTTTTTGGGATGCGAGCGATTCTAAGGTCGCAACACACCCACGAAATCCTTTAGCATAACCACAAGCGTCTGCAAGTGCCTCTGATTTCTTCATCACAGCAGAGCCATTCTGACGCAGGGTTAGGTTGAGCAAAATAAGACTTAGCTTCTGTCCTGTTGGAGTTGACAAGAATCCCGTCCACGCCTTCTCATCCTCATCCTCCCATTGCGGTTCGTTGACCCATTCTTGGTCGCGAATGAACGCCAATGCTGCTTTTAGTTTTCTCATAGCTTTATTGCCCAAGAATCGCCTTGAAATAGTGTATAGTCCTTTTGTCCTATTTCTTCAAGTAAGGCCATCTTGACTGACTTCCAACTCCAATCGTGACCAGCCATAATCCCGCCTTCTTTAAGCTTCTTGCGCCAACCCTTTAGGTCTGCCAGCACGCCTTCGTAGCGGTGATCTCCGTCAATATAAACTAGGTCTAGCTCGCCATCCTTGAAGAATTGGAGCGCATCCAAGCTTTTGCCTCTGCTATATAAAACATTCTTAAATGGGGATACGCGCTCTTGGAACGCATCAAAGACAAACTTCATTGGGCATTGCTGACTCGCCCTATCGTTAATGTCGTACCCGTTCAGCCAAGGATCTACGGCAAGAACATCCTTAAAATACTTTGCTATGACTACTGTTCCCTCGCCACTATAAGAACCAATCTCAACCGCCCTACCAGTTGCACCCTGTTCGTTCGCCCACTCACACAGCTTTGCCAAGCCTTCCGCTTGGAAGGCATCGCGCATTACTGGTACTTTCAACCTGCCATCGGTGCTGGTGCTTGGCCTTGCATTGCTTCTGGAGGCAATTGTTGCCCCTGCTGTTGCATCTGAGCCTTACCTGCATCACGAAGCTGTTTCTGGATAGCGCGGGATGTGTTGGGGTCGATCTGTTCCAACGCCTGCAAGTGCTGTTGTAAGTGCGCCATTAGAACTTGCATTGCGCTCTGATCGACCTGCTGTTGTCGCTGTTGAGCCGCTTGGTTAAACGCGAAGAGAACGGATATATGCGCTTTGTGATCATCGCTAGGCTTGATTGCGACTGGGAATCCAGTTGCAAGCATAGTCGCGATTTCAGTCGCTTGATCTTCAGCTTGATCGCCAGAGGCTGCGTTTGGATCTTGGAAGAGTCTGCGGACCAGCGAGGGATCGTCTTGTTCAAGCACTGACTTTACCAATTCGCCTTGGTTGATGAAAGGATTATTTTGGAACATCTGCATACGCGATACAGATTTCTGCAACGCGAACTGACGATTGATGAAATCCAATCCACCCTTTGGCTCAATTGAATACTCATCGTGGATACCTTCGGGTGGCATCGAGCCTGTCTCTTCCGCATAGCGATACATCAAGTCTTTCTTGTTGTACTGCGTGTAAAGTGACCAGCACTGTTTGAAGAGATGGGCTAGACCCATTCGGAACATGCGATTGCGTAAATCGCCAGAAGCTGCTGCCTGCGACTGCAACGCTTGAATCTCGGTGGCAGTCTTGCGATCCGACACCTGGAACTGCGACCCAGCACCAAAGTCTGGATTGCCCATCCGCTGTTCGGAAAGCAGACGCTCTTCAAGCATCAGTTTCTGGAAGTCAAATGGAGGTTGGCTAAACTGAACTGGCTTCAAACCTTGTGGCAGGATCTGCCCAGGCTGCATCTTCAAGTTCGATGTGTTTAGCGAGATGGGATTCTGTGCTTCAAAAACTGGGCGGTTGGCAAGCTCCACATAGTCAGAGAGACTATTTTTTAATTTATTGAGGAGGTTCTCATTCGGGAGGAGGATCTCGGCCACACCTCGTGGACTGTACCAACCGCCACCAGTAACTTCATAAGGGAAATCTACGAAAGGTGGTTCACCGTGACGATAGGGTAATGTGAAAGGTTTGCGGACATCTTCGGTTAAAACAAGCGGGCTATAAGTTTCGACCTTCCATCCATCCTCGGATGGGGTGTACATTTCCCAAAGGACAATACGGTCGTTCTCAGCCTCTTGAGTAATTCCTTCACGCCTGTAAATCTCGTCTTGAATCTCACTTCGTAAGCCCACTGATTTTGAGGCCTTACCCGAAATTGTTTTGATAAAGTCCTCATCCTGCTTGTACAAGGGATTTGCCTTATAGGAATCGACACTCGTTGAGATGATGTGAACGATGAAATCTGCATCTTTGAACTCCTTGGTATAGGAAGGAACAATAATATGGAAGGGATCAATAGCCTCAAAGTCAATGCGCTTCTTATCCTCGTTCCAGACTACCTTTGACACACCACGCCCGTAGAGAAGCAAGTTATCAATTACGGAAACAATCTCTTTCTGGAAGTTGGTGCGCTCACGCATCTGATAATCAAACCAACGCTCGGCTGAAACTGTCAGCGGAGCTAACTGCTGGCGCATCGGCACGAAGCTGGAAAGGATGTCGTTACCAATCGCGCTGTTGACGAATGAAGGCTTTAACTTCTCAATCGCTGTGTCAATCAGCTGAACGTGCAGGTCGGCGGCTGTAGGCCAAGGCTTGACCTTACGGCGTACACCAAAGTAACGGGCTTGATAGAACAACCGCTGGCGGTTCTCCCAGGTTTCGCGCTGGTTAAGAGCCTCGATGATTCTCGTATAATATTCTGTTCTTGCGGTATCTTTAGCGTTCATTTTTGTCTTTCTCTGCTCAATTCAAATGACAGATCGTTGACGTAATGTAAAGCGCGCTTTGCCCAAGCGCGTACTTTTGGATCAGCAGTACGGACAGCAGAATAGTTTTCATCTCGTATTAAAGACTCAACTGCTCCCGTTGTCTGTGTTACTGGTGTCGTTGTTGCGCAACCACCAAGACTCACTACGCAGATCACGCTCAATAGCTTCGCGATTCTTGCGCCAATCGGTTTCAAGGTTTTGTGTCCGCTTTTCTTTCCAACCTGGAATGATGCGAAACACGGCTGCGATGATCTCAAGGATTGCACGCAGCACAAAAGATTATTTAATATTCAGTCCGACTGTCTTGAGGAAGTTTACGATCTTTTCCAAGAACGTATCGTCCGCTGGGGTCGGTGTGAGTTTAACAATGATGCGAGCTGCAAGAACGATGCCGCCAACAGCGGCTACGATCTCTTGCCAATTTGAAGTAATCCAATTCCAGATATTCATAGTGTTTATCCTCCTGGGTCAAATCCAGCCATGACGGGATCGTGGGATACCATCATTTCTTGAAGTGACTTCCAAGTTGGACGCTCTATCTGAAATGTCAAGTCAAGACCGACATTTGTGCTACTGAGGCACAAGGCCAGCGCGTCAGCCCTATCGGGTGAGGCTATGCCTCTGGCACGCATTGAGTCCTTAGACTCCACGCCTAGTTTGCCCTTGCTGTTGGTGATTGTACGCCTGCAGGTCAACTGCGCTGTCAAGTCCTCATCCTCTGGCAGTATGATCTCAGCATCCTCAATCTTCTTTGCCATCCCATACCACATCTCAGCCGATCTGTTGGTATAGGCGTTGTTGTCGTAGGCCGTAGCCCCAAAGTTCACGCGATTGACTACCCAGCCAGACTCAGCCAAGGCATCGCACATAACCATCCCCATGCCACTTGCGTCAGCGTAGATATTGTTGGCTTCCAGCCCAGCCTTCTTAAACTCGACTATAAACCTGCCTACGGCTGCCATCGTGTCTTTCTCACGCCAAGCGATCATAGGCAGGATCTTGTTGCCATCGCTTATGCAGATCACGTTCTGATCGCCGCCCGCTGCAAAGTCCACGCCTGCTATGCGTACACCTGGTCTGAATCGTGGTGGTGTGTTGTAGCAGTTCTGTAGCTGGGTGAGGCTGATAACTAGGCTTTCCAGTCCTATGTCAACAAACTCGCCGTAGATCATGGATCGGGTCAGAGGGTGCTTCTCGCCGTAACGCTGGACTACCTCATCAATCTGAGTCTGCGTGATGTGCGGACAGTCAAACGCTGTGACTGCGTGCTTCTGCCACATATTTGCTTCCTTGGTAAACGCACGATAGAACGCACCGCTAGTCCCTCCAGGGCTGGATGCGATTAGCAAGCGGGTTGGTTGACATCGGCTGATGGCCTCGAACAACGGGTCGGCTACGGTCTTGGCTTCGTCCACCACCATCAGCAACGGATGGTATTCGTGGTCCTCTGCGTGCCAGCCTTCAGCACGCCCAGGATCAGTCGCTGAGTAGCCTATAATGCGTGATGTGTTGCCGTTGGGGTGGAGGTAGCGAATCTCGCCAGATGTGACCTCCCAAGCACCACCAAGCTTGGCAATGTGATTGCGCAGGCTAGGCCAGAGTTGGCTTTCGACTTGGCGGAAAACGCCTGCCGTAGTTACGGCGATTGATCGCGGGTAAACGAGCGCGTGCCATATCAAAATAGCCGAAATGACGGTGCTTGTCTTGCCAGAGCCGTTGGCTGCACGCAGGGCTACGCGACAGTCTCTAGGCTCTAAATCACGTAATACCTTCCTTTGCCAATCATAAAGATTGATGCCCAATACATTAGATGCGAATGCAGAGGGTTTAGAGAGGTCTTCGAGTATCTCTTCTTGACTACGCTTGGGAGGTTTTGGCATTGGTGATGTTTAAGACCTCTTTTTGTTTTGAGCCAGAATAATTTGGGGGGGTTTATGCGTATTAAATGGGGGCTGGGGGGTTGGCGGGTGGCGTGGTGGTGGGCGGATACTTGGCTAGTGACTCGGCTCTAGGCTTGCGTAGTTTCATTCGCTTGTGACGAGGCTTAGGCAAAGTTTGCTTATGTGGTGAGATAATTGGCTTTGAAATTTCGGCACAAGTGCTTGTAGTATCAATGGCATCACCAGCAGAAGTCGCACAATAAAATATTGTATCAACTTTGTTTTTGGGTGGTTCTATATTGATAACTTCCGCTTTCTTCTCCTTCTTTCTGCCCGCGATGCCAGCGAGAAGTGAGGCCAAGTTTCCGCTGATGCCGTGCGTAACATCCTGGCTAACTTGCAGTCGGGCAGAGGGTTGCGCATATCCGTACACTCGTTCGCTCATCCACGCTTTAGCTTGCCACGATTTCTGACCAGCCAGTTCTATGTCTCGCAGTAAGGAAAGCTCGTGCTTTTTTCTGGCGGACTCTACACGCTTAGCGAAATCTGGCTTTCTACTCGCCCACGTTTTGATTGTGGAAGGATTGACGCCAACTAACGCACCAGCCTTTTCTAAAGTAAATCCAGACCCGCACGCCGATATGATTTCCTCGGCCAATTCTTTGGTAAATATCTCTCGCCCATTCTTAGCCTTTTCGATAGGTGCGGTGGAGTCCGCTGCCGATTCATCCATCCGCTAAAATTACCATATTCCAGGCAGAAAAAAAGTGTTGACCTAATAGACAAGCCGATATAGTATGCATCTTATCGAGGGAGATCCGATAGGAACTTCCGAGATAAAAACAAAATAAAGGAAGCCAAGCACAATGAACAAAATCAAAACACCAGACGATTGCGGAGACAATAAAGTTATATTCCGATATGATGATCCCATCTATTATATCGGATATTATGCTGGGCAAACTTGGAACGGCTGGGACTGCGTCCGAGTCGATAAAGCCACATTCGATCAGTTAAGGAAAATATGTGAGGAGCAAGGAGGAGATGTGGAGGATTACGACAATGCGGAGGCAGACGAATTTGGTTTGTATTCTCTCGACGGACATTGTACGCACGTTTGCGGGTTTACTCATAAAGGAATCTTTGTGACTAATCCTTTTCAATCTGACTGCGGAAGATTCGAAGCAGATCCAGAAAAGGATTATGGATTGAACCACGAGGAATTAGTTGAGATATTTGGGGAGAATTACAAAGTGTTAAAAAACTAGGCGATCAGACCCCGAACACATTTGCAAGAGTGTGTTTCGGTCTGGCCGATAGGCTGGAACAAAAGAAACCAAAAAGAAAGGACACATAGAACAATGAGTGCATTATACGGAACGATTCAAGGAGCGAAGGGTATGGCAACACGATGTGGGCATCGTGAATTGGTGACCCACTCTGCTTGCTGGAATGGAGCAGTAAAGGTTGCCTTGCAACACGACAAGAAAACCAATTCGACATCATATCGTGTCGAGCTAGTGCCTTGGCACGGAACTGGTGAAAACAAATTGCTGGCAGAGGGAGTAATGGAGAAGCAATCGTGATATGCTTCTCCATCTACTCACGAAATGGCTCATTCGTCTGCCGTTTTATGGAACGCAGCCGAGCCGAAATGTGGAGGAAGTTCCACGGCATCCAAGATTATGTAGTGAGAAAGGAGGTGTGGAATGATTAAGGCATACACCATTTTGATGTTTGGGATCTTGTTAGGCTTGAGCCTAGCAAGCTGGATTGAGTTGGTTTGGAAATAGTTTTCCCTCGTCCATCCTCTTAACCGAGGGTGGGAGAGGTCAAACTCGATAGAGATGGCCTAACAAACAGAAAAGAAAGGACACACGCACAATGAGCAAAAACTATTGGGAGTCACACAACATCGGAAAACAAGTTGGAGAGTATGCAGACAAGTTAAACCTTGAATGCATAGCAACTGGTGGAAGTTGCGACTTCATCGTCAAGCGTTTCTATAATGAAATGGTTGCAGTTTTGGTTTCAGAGTTTTGCGAGTGTCCAGAGACTCTGAACGAAGTTGCTTGGGTATCAATTAAACTCAATTCATCTTGGGTTGAGTCTGTGGAGTTAAAGTTCGAGTCAGCTAGGAAGGCGATGCAGTTTATGGCAAGCCTCAAGGATGCTACATCGGTAAATATAGGGGAACTTGTAGCCAGCTAGTCCCTCCTCGATCCACCTTGTAGCGGAGGTGGACGGAGGATGGATTTTGGCTCTCGCCAGGGCATCCTATAAACGGCAGCGCAGCCTATAAGGAGAATATGAAAACTAAAAAAAGAATTAGCAAAAGAATAAAAAGGATAGGATGCTTTGAATATGGTTATATCAGAAAGCCATCCGAAATGTTGGGAACGATGTATCCGCACCGCCCGCATTGGTGGATTCAGCATCTTGGCAATGGATTGGATGCAATATACAAAACCAAGCGGGAATGTTTTGAGTGGATGAAATTATGGGATTTAAGATGACTGAAGACGAAATTATCAAAGCCTACCTTTCGCGCTTGGGGCGTAAAGGCGGGAGCGTCAAGGGTCCGCAGAAGGTGCGACCTAAAGAACACTATCAGAAGGCGGTGGGTATCCGTTGGGCTAAGTATCGGGAGCGTCAAACGGAAGCGCAGACACCCAAACGGTAGCGTAGCCTTTCGCGGGAGCGTTAGCCCTATAAGGGTGCTGCAAACGGCAGCCTAGCGACCAATACGGCAACAGCAGGCTCGGTTTCCTAGCTCCTCAACCCTAAATTTGACTACTGGAAGGTCTCGTGCATCACCTTTCGCGCGAAGACGCTTAAAAACGGCATTTCTGCTCAATTTTGAGGCATCCTGACGTGTTTTTTTGGCTACTTTTGGCATATTACCAGTTTTTGCATGACCACGCACGGGCTGTTAGCTTGCTGGGAGGGTTGCTGTCACACTTATGCCTAGCCCTAAAGCTACGCCTGCGCTCTGGATTGCTCTTCTTGATGGTCATCTTGGGGTCACCATAGCGGATAACCTTGCTTTGCCCATCCTTACACGCTCGGACTACGAATTTACGCGCCTCTCCAGGTGTACGCCTGGGGCTGTTGCAAGGCAGTTCTCTAGGATTCATCATCTACCTCGTCGGTATCCCAAACCTCAGGGCAAGCATCGTGGAGCGATTGTAGTGCCTTCTGGTGACTCTCAAAGAAGCCTGACAGCCTCTTGACCTGCTCGGTAAGGCTGTTCCATTGCACCTCAAAGACCTCATAGGAGCAGTTGGCATTCATATCGTCCACCAACTGGCCTAGCAAACGTAGGACGCCATGCAACTGTGCATTCTCACGTTGAAGCAGGGCAATGAACTTGTGCGCTACCTTCAACTGCTCTCTATCTTGGTTCAAACCCGCCCTTCTTGGCTTTCATCATGCGCCACACCTTGGGGCTGATGGTGCTTTTAGATTTAGGACGGCTAGTGCCAGCCTTGCGGCGGGCGTTAATGTTGGCGTACAAACCAGGCTTACTCTTGTTCATTTCACGATTGTACCACACCCACCACCTAATAACCAACTTCGTTCCTTGGCAGGTGTGAACGTGTGCGAGCCAGCCCAGCCCAGCCCAGCCAGCCCTGTTTGTTCATTTAGGAGAACGCTACGGAAATAGCGTAGCGTAGTAGGGACAGGACGGACTAAGGAGTCCTGTTCCTACTTTTCCTTCGCGAATTATTCCTTATATATATAAGGAGTCTGACTGCTCAAGGAATGATAGTGTTTTGAAAGTGGATTAGAAAGTGGTCTGATTGGCAATATACAAGCCACTGTCAGACAATATCTTGTTAGCTTTATGGAGGCGTTTAAGATAGCGATAAAAGGTACTTTCGGATACTTCCAACTTTTCGATGATATGGCGGCATAAATCACCCGCTTGCCACTGCTTGCTACCCATCTCGGTTAAGAACCTTTTATCGTCAACAGCCTTGTGTGCGCCTGGCTTCTTTAGCTTGTCGGGATTGAGTGCAAAGTTGGCTTGGAACAGCGGGTAATGCCACTGAACGACAAAGCTATCTACTGGCGGAAAGTTACGCAATGTGATGTCACAAGTGTAAGTCTTCTCATCCTCCTCGTGGGCAGTCAGAACGACCAAGGTATCTGGATTACGGGCGAACACGCCCGACCCACTGAAGCGGTCAATCGACTCCGCACCCGACTTGTTACCCTTGCTGAAGTGGTGTGACAGAATGATCGAAAGATTGTGGCGTGTCGCTAGGTACTCAAACTCATTCATCAGACTCGACATATCGCCAGCACTGTTCTCATCTCTCTCACCCATCAGCATATAGTTTGGGTCAAGGATAATCGCTTGGTAGCCCTTGCCTTCGATTTGCTTCTCAATCATAGGACGGATGAGAGTCAAGTCGGCAGCGTGGCCTCGTAGCGTCCACACATCAAAGTCATCGGCTTTGTCTTCTAGTCCTTTGGCTTTGATAACATCGGCTAACCGATTGCGGAACGACCACTCTTGGATCTCAAAGTTAATGAACAACACCCGCGACATCTTGCACTGTTGCCCCCACCAAGGCACGCCAGCGTGTAACGAAAGGGCTAGGTCAATTAGACTCCAACTCTTAAACGCCTTGCTACCTCCACCCAGCAACATCTTCCCGCCTCTGTGCAGCATTCCCTCAATTAACGTCTCTGGTGCGGGTAAGTCTTCCTTAACAAGTTGTGCATAAGATTTGATTGGCGGCCACTCGTCCGTCTTCGGTTTGATACCTAGTGCTACTGCTGGCTCTATCATTTTCCTCCTTTGCAAAACCATAATAGGCTTTGCATTTTGTCTTCTCTCTTTGCCCCAGGAATCCTAACGGGTTGACTGGGTTTGAATGTTGCAGGATCGCAGCCCAACGGAATAAGAAAAGCTTTTAATTGTTCCACCCATTCGTTCTTTGGTGGCATCTCAAACCAACCATGCAAGCTCTTTCCGCCAGTATCCACGACAGCGTGTAGTTTCATGCTGAATAAATCGCGCATCAATTGGAACACCGCGCCCATCTCTGGCTTGCTGAGTACATCCGACTCGACAACCAAGAACACCCTATGCTCAACCGTATCGTTGGATCGGCTGACTGTACCCTGCTTGTAGCTCGCTCCAGTTGTGTACTGTCCGATTGGCTCATCCAGCTTCTTCCACTCGTAAGCGATGCGGAAGTTCTGTGGATGCTTCCCGCTGTCCGTTACGTTGCCTATCCAGATATTGTCAAGAGCGTTGAACAGCGATAGGAACAACTGATAGTCCTGCGCTGGATCGCCAAGCTTGGTCGGACTTTCCTCGTACATATCCGCTGGGTCCCAAGTGTAGTGAGTCAAGTATCGTTGCTTGTTGGATTCAGCAATCGTCTTGATCCTGTCCAGAACCTCGGAGTGCGGGTCTTTCTTGATGACCAACTTCGGTACGGCTGTGCCACCCGACATAATGTTGACTGGCTTGTAAAGCACATCGCTCGATATGGCTCGGCGCAACTTGCGGTTAGCCTCATCACGATACGGCGTGCAGGAAGTATGCCAGCAAAATATAGTCGGCGCGCCATCTACAAACACCGTTGTGTCACGGATGCGAGTGTGGCTGGTATGAGCAGCCTCGCCTGGACACTTGCACAACCCGTGGTTCTCGGACTGCCAATCCACTTGGCCTACAATCTCTTCAGCTTGCCGTTGTTTGTCGTTCATATCACAAACTCGCTTGGTACTTTAAGGTATTCAACATAATCCTGAATGTAGGTATTGCTTATTGTAATTGACTGATCGTGTCCAAATTTATCAAATGGAACAATTAGCTTGAAGGCAACCCCAAGATCACCATTTAATCCAACTAGAAACCAGTAATCTGTTGGAAATGTATCTGGATCTGATGAAGCTTTAAACTGATACCTATTTTTGTTTTTTTGAAACGTGGAGGTCTTTATGTGGAATCCTCTAAATGTTCCATCATTCATTGCGACTATCCGATCTATCTTTGTATGAGGATTGATTGACCTCCACGCATTCAGCCCATTGCTGATTGCCCATATATCAAACTGCAACTCACCTATCTCGCCGACTTTGTGCGAGTAGTGCATTGCATCAATTGACAATGCTGTCGTGCTTAATGTTTCCGTTTCGGCTGCAAAGCCAAACAGATACTGTTCTGGCTCTTCGGCCAATCCACTAAACATCTTTATCTCTTCACTCATAGAAATTCAAACTGGCTCTGATTCAAGGGGTAGACACACTGAGGAAACGCCCGATGCAAGATCTCCTTGCATACCACAACGCCAGTTAGTTATTTGTCTTATAACTCAATCGCCTTTTGCGATGCAAGCACAATATCCTGCGCTGTTATATTCCGCAGAGCATTGCACCAGTATTGCGTCTTGGGAGTTTTGTTGGTCGCATCCTTACACTTGGCCTGTGGCAGCCCAGCGTGTGGACGGCAAGGCGCGTGCGGACAGGTATCGGGCTTGAATATCGATACGTTCTTAGGGTAAAAACTAACACGATCTTTTGGATCGTAACTTCCCCACAACGACACACACGGCGTATCCAACCCAGCAGCCATGTGATTGACACTGCTATCTGGCGCGACAACAAAGTCAGCCCCGCTGATAATCGGGAACAGCGAGCGCACAGCCTTAGTACAGTTAAATAGGTCAATCACTCGCGGATGATCCACCTTAAAGTTGTTTGAGTTATCCAGCCCAATAATCACAGCGTGATGTTTGGGGTAAGCCTCAAGCAACGCCAGCACCGCCTCCTGCCCCATCGTTGGCGGGTAGGTTCGGGTCGGACCAGAACTGCTGACATGATAAGCAAAGAACGGACTAGGCAACGGCCACTTGCCCATCGCCTTTAGTTCATCGTGGTCTGGCTCAATGAGATGTAGAACTGGCTTACAATACTTCGCCATAGTCTTTTCGTCCCATACACCCATCCACTCATAGATCCGCTGGTAGCAGTTGCCACCGCCAGTGCCTAACTTCGTGTTGCCAACCTGCCCGCTGAACAGATCGTCAGTAGGTAGGTGTGCGTCAAATGAATCCCAAGCCTCCAGCGAGGATGGCAACGGCCACAGCTTTGCACCCAGCCCAGCGTAGAGAGGTAGGTTACGAGCAGGAGCGTAAACCTCCACAACCCCACCCGACTCCTGCACCAAGTAGTTTACGAAGGCAGTAGCAATGATCGCGTCACCAATTGCACCAGCGCGGTAGACGGCTGTTGCACCACCAGCAGCACGCCCTTTGTAGTACGGCTTGATCTTGTGCGGACAAGGGATTGAATCGTCCCAAGTTGGTCCAGTTAGCTCATCGGGCAGCACATAGGTAGTGCGCGGGTAGAGCATGTTGTCATCGACCTTGTGAATTGCGTTAGTGTTATTTGTCCATAGTTTCATTTGGTTTTCTCCTCTATAATAAAGAACACAGCAAGAATCGCTGTGACTACTGTGATAACCGCAATGGCAACAAGAAGCTTTCCTATTGCCAATCCTGCTCCGACAACGATCCAATCGTATAGTGCGCTCATTTGGCCTGCCTTTCTATTTTGTTTTTTCTACTGCGTCAATCCTTTTCCCAATCCAAGCCATGCACGGCACGGCCATAGAGTTACCAAGAGCCTTGTATCGCGGACCATCGGGGCATTGATCGGCTGGCTTGTTACGCCAAGGAATTAGCGTGTGATCGTCTGGAAAGCCTTGCAGTCGTTCGCATTCTCTCGGTGTGAGCCTGCGTACTGCCATTCGGTTATCACTAACCGCCACCTGATTATCCCCCATCTCCTTCCGCAATGTCGGAGATAGTTCTTTTACAAATCTGCTCTCGTTGCCTTCTCTAGTTGCAATGCCAGGCTCAAAGGCAATCGCCTCCTGCACCAACGGCACATTCCCACCACCAGTTCCATATCGTGATACGCAACTAGGAGCGACATCGTGTGGGCCAGTTACTCGGCTGTCGTTGGGGTGGTTTTCGTAGAGGACAACCTTGACCTCAGTATCGCCAGCCTTTGTGTTTGCCTTGAGAGTTGGGCAAACAGATTTCTCGGTTAGCTTTCCTGTAAGTCGAAGCTCGGAAGTTTGAAAAGCAATTGCGTGCTTGTCTCCTTTAGTTAGGGTGGGCGCAGGATCACCTGGCTTACCCACCCCAAGTCCATTTCCCTTTCCGTCTTGCTTGTTACCACGCTTGCCAGCGTTGCGTGTGGCTTGATCGTGGATTGGGATTGGAAAGTAAAAACTTTCAGCTTGTTGCGTCAGTTGTTTGCCAACTTGTTTTGCTAGTCCGCAGTCAATCGTTGCACATACATCTGGTATGCCAGCGTTAATCGCTTCGTGAACTGCCTTAATCTCCATCAAGGCTTCGTCACTACATCCTCCTCGGCTCCCTTTGCACTGGGTGATTGTTGGACTAACTCCAACGCCTGCTTCAACATCGGTGGCAACTCCTTTCCGCGTTTCTCTGCTCGGCGGAGTATCCCTGCACACGCTTTCGGACTCAAATAAAACCTTTGCGGCAAGGTTCCCTTCTCCAAGATGTGCGACAACGAACACACGTCTGCGTCTTTGGGCCACTCCGAACCATTGAGCGTCCAAGACTCGGTATGCCCACTCATACCCCAGCTCCCCCAACGCTCCGAGGAAGGAACCAAAATCTTTTCCTCCGTTAGATGACAAGACACCAGGGACATTTTCCCAGACAAGCCATCGAGGTTTGAGACGTTCAGCGATCCCAAGGTACGTAAGCATAAGATTACCTCTGGGGTCTTTGAGTCCTTGCCTGAGTCCTGCGACTGAAAAGGATTGGCAGGGTGTGCCTCCGACCAGAAGGTCAACTGATCCGCTTTGTATATTCCATTGTTCATATTTACTCATATCTCCTAGGTTTGGTACTTTCGGCCAATGATGCTTCAGCACCGCTGACGGAAATGGCTCTATTTCTGAAAACGCAACTGGCTCCCATCCGATAGGCTCCCAAGCCTTGGACGCTGCCTCAATGCCAGAACATACGGATAGGTACTTCATACGCTCTGCATCTGGTAAGCGTGGTCAACCAATTCTCTGACGCATTTGGAGTATTCGTTCTCATTCCACTCATAACAAAATATCTCGGATCTGAATCCGCCAGTTTCAACCCACAGCCTCCATCTATATCCCTTCTCATCCCATTCCTTCCTCACCTGCATCGCCAACTCATCCTTGCTTTTCATTCTTCACCTACCACTTCCTTGCACACAAGGCTTGCCGCATCCACCATTGTAATGATCTGGATCATATCTATAGCGTGTCCGTGAGTCGCGCGATTCCTCTCAACTACAAGCTTATTGCGTGCAATTGAAAGGATCTCGCGCGCCCACTTGAGCCTAGCTTTAGCCTCGACTTGCATTACGAACCAGACCGCATCCGAAACTTGCGTGGCTTGCTCTTGCCTGCTGCTGACAACGCAATGGCAATCATCTGCTCGCGCGAGCGAGGCTTACCGCCTGCTCCACGCTCGCTACCCTTCCTGCGATTATCCCTAGCCAACTCACTCATATTCTTCGATACGTCTTTACCTAATGGCATATTCTGTTTTCCTTTCTGTTTATGGTTGTTCCGACTTGTGAAGATCATAATAAAACGAATCCGTATCCTCCGTCACCCACTTGTCACTCTGATTCTCCACGGATGGAAGGTCGGTATCAACCCGAAATTGCTTGAGATTATCGGGCAACTTCTTGGTAACCCAATTACTATCCCGCCAGAAGATTCGATTGTTCGGCATGCAAAGTAAGTAGCCATCATCACCAGCGAATACATGACCGCACTTGTAGTCTGACGGCTCATCGCTGTAGGGATTGTTAAACCAATCCACAGTAAATAGGTATGTACCCCAAACCTTGGTCGCATCCCTAAGTAGTATCTGTGCGCGGTGGTAGGCCAAGAAGCTGTACTCGGTCACGGTTACATTCTCAGAGAAGCAATCCCAAAGCTGTTTGTAGTTGAATGGGATGTCGGACTCTGGCTCGTGAGTGTATATCTCCGATAGGGGTACTCGACTCCGCAGCATTCCAGAGTCAGTCATAACGTGGAAGGTTAGGATTGCACCAGCGCAAGATTGCAAGGCGAAGACGTAGACGTTGTAAAACTCCTTGTCCGACTCGTTCTTGGTGAAAAACGACTTCCTCACCATAGCCTTTAAGCTAGGGATGTTCTCGTTGAGCGTTGCCATTATCGCCAAGCAGGTCCAGTAAACCAAGCCACCAACACCCAGCGCGTACCCCAGATAGGCGCACGCGCACGATGCTCTAGGTAGGATGGAAACCAGCAGCCTGCTCCTTGCTCGCGGACGAACTGAGCGTTCTCCATATCAGCCTTAACCTGCAACCCTCCTCCGATATACTCCTCTGGCGCGGACAGGTTCACCACAGCCGTAAGCTTGCGAACTGGTGCTTCGGATGTGTAGGTGTCCCAATGCCAGGAGAACTTCTGTAGTGGGCGGTAGCGCAGGATCTGCAACTGTTGGATGCCCTGAATGTCGAATCGCCATTGCTCGGCATTGATGCCGTCCGTAATCTCGCGCATAATATTGTAGATCCAGTTATAATGCTTGGCATACGGAATCCAGCACGATGAGCAGGTTCGCGTACGTGATACCGTACGTGTTACTCCATCCTTCGATAACACTGGCGCACGCTTCATCCCGATCACTTCTGCATCCTGGCGCAGCATCTCACACTGCGTCTTGGTCAGGACGTAGCGATCTACTGATGCGGTCAATACCTTCTGCTTAAACTCGGTCATTTGAGTTCCTCGCATAGTTCCAGCAACGCCTTGTTCAAAGCGTACTCAAAGCAAGCCATCTTATCTTTAGCCAAGTGCTGACGGCCAGCCCTTGCCAACGCCTCGTAGAGATCATCGTCGACATCGATCATTACCCTTACGGATTCTTGCTCTAATGTTTTTACCAGAGTTATCTTTCTGTTTTTCTTTTTCATCTGTCTAGTTCCTTTCTTATGATTTCGATTAACTTGAAGATCAAGTAACCAGCGCAGTAGATTGCCGACAAAGTCAGCGAACTGTAAAGCACAAACCAACCGATTACCCAAACTATTGAGCCAATATCAAGTAGGCAGAACATAGTCGTTTTCCTTTAGTTTCCGTAGCAACGTGCGGTTGTCGATCTGCACCCCGCTTGCCCTGCACCACCAGGAGACAACGCCAGTCTTAAAGTCACGCAGTAGCTTCTGTACTTCGTGCGAGTTCTTATACTCCAGAGCATCGTTTAGTGGCACGCCTTGGTGGCCTTTAACAATCTTCATGCCCTTAACCATCCCTCGCTTGCGTAGCATCCGCAGGTCGCGGATAGCTTGGAGTGCAACCTCTCCAGCCAACTGCTGCACTCTGTCATCGTAATCACCGCGACATAGCTGGGTTGACCTCACCGACCAAGCTCCACCAGCTTCGCTTCGTCAGCCTTAATCTGGTTAGATAATCTAGTTAGATCATTTGACTGCCCAGCGTAATGAATAATCATCGCATCCTTGTAGCGGTCCAAACCAAAGTGCGACTCCACGCTAGTCATGCAGTTGAATGACGGATCAAGCTCGGTCAGCGGGATGTTCCACAGGTGCGCCATCACGTTGAGCCATGTCTGCTCGGCAAAGTGGTTAGGGTGCAGGCCAATGGGCGGCATTGATAATATACCAACGGCCTTGGTATGGACTACAAACACGCCAGTATTTACATAGAACTTAGGCTCAATCACTCCGCCGAAAGCTCCAGCCAACTTGACCATATCTGGCTTGCGATCCAGATAAGCTCCCTCGTCAAATGCACAGAACACGCCAGCGTCATCTGAAAGCTTGGGGCAATCGGTTGCAATCAAAACATCAGCGTCAACAAATGTGACCTGCTCATAGCCCTTGGTTGCCATGATGTTTCCAATGGCAGACTTGGAGTATTGGGCTGGATGCGTGAGTGGTTTATCAATCAGAATGAAGTCGCAGTTATGGCGTTTGCAGTACGCCTCCATCCTCGGCCTGGTCAGATCAATAATCTTCTGCCAATCCTCACCAAAAGATTGAGTTACTAATGCTTGTTTCATTTCTCAATCCTAACCCAAGCATCCAGCGGTAGGTTCTCGCCGCAGAATCCAACTTGGATCTCTTTCTTTTCCTTTTCGGATATGCCGTAAAGCTCCCAGCCTCCGTCAATCTTAACTACGCGAGTGATCTTCATTCTCTGGGATACCTATTGTTTCCTTCGTTATCGCAAAACTTCTGGAAAGATTCCTGTGTTTCAGATTCATCGCTGTCGCTTGCTTTGTCTCCATAGTTTGAGTAAAGCCAAGGACGAGGCTTGCTGAAAAACTCATCCCAATCTTTGTCTATTTCTTCTTGGTTCATAGTCTTGGTACTTCCTTTTTGATTTGTGCTAACACGAACAGCGACCTTACCAGCGCACGCTCTAAGTGGTCAACACTTGTTTCGCCGTTATTATCTGGACAAGGCGAGGACTTGTGCAGCTGCATTTGCGCTGTGGCTAGGTGGCGAATCGCCCTGGCAATATGGTAATCGTGAGTCGGCCTATCCTTCTCCAACCAATCTCCGTAGGCAGACTTGTCTGATCCTTTACCCATAACACGCCACACAATCTCCTGTGCGGCATTGCCCATTTCTTGAATCGTTGGTGCAGTCATTTTGCAAGCCTCCTATAAAATTCGTCTAGCAATCCTTCTAGCCAAAGTACGTCTTGTGGGTCAATCATAAACTTCCTCCCATATTCATAATTGCTGTTCGAGCATCAAATGACTTACGCCATATTCTTTTCATCAAGACATCGAAATTCCTTCTCTTGACTGACTCGGCAACATTCCACAATCCAGTGCTTATCTGAGGAGATGCTTGCTTGACTTCATCTGAATCACAATATGAATCAATAATAAACTCTGGCATTATCCCGCTAACCAAAACAAGATCACCCTTATCCCGATCCTTCACCTTCCAGAATCCATCCTTGGAATGCTTAACATCAATGCCAGTGTGCGGAAGATCACCGCTGTTCTTCCTGTATGTGTCAACAGAGCCATCCCAATACAATCCAATGAACTTGGCAAATGCCATTTCCGCGCCAGCACCGTCAATGTGTTGACCCCAATATCTAACTGGATCTCCATCATATACGTTTTTAGATCCCTTTAATATTGCGCTCGCGTTCCTAGCAGCACCAACAGCTATGGCAACATTCATCTCGTATGGCTCTAATTTTACTGGGATCATAACTTCATCCCAGGAGGCGTGTAGCCTTTAACCCAAGCCCAGACTTTCTGCATTGCACAAAAGGCAATACCAGCTTGGTAGAGTTCGTCTTCGTCCCACACCTTCGTTGTCAGCTTGGTAGCATCGTTGGATGCTAGGACCACCGACACGCAGGCACACTTAGGATTCTCGCTTGCATTTCGGTATGCCCAAAGTTGGGCGCAATCTGTATCGTAGAATGGATCGTACTTAGGATTAACCTTACGATTCTTTAGGTCGATGATAGCGTCACCAATACCGCGTAGCTTGACGTAGGCATCACACCTTCCCGCATAGCCTGCGCCGACAAGACCCTTTTCGCACCAGTAGGTTTTCTCAATGTTTGCATCGGACCACTTCTTAAAGGTTTCGATGTACGGAGCAAGTGTTTCATCTGTGGATACAGCTCTTCCAAGGAGGATGTTCTCCATACATTCATGCATCCTCGTTCCGTGTTCCGCTGCCTTGGTTGTTGACTCTCTTGAGTCCTTGACGATCCTTTTCGCATAAGCTTCGAGCGTTTCATCTGCCTCCTTCGGAAGTGTGAGCGAGGACATAATGGCCTGCTCTATCTTCCACGCCGTCAATTGCGGCTTATCCATAATGCCAAGCACGCTGGTTACGGATGGGTACAATCCCATCTGGCGCGCATCGGCTACGGTTGTGTTTCTTTCTTTTCCGTTCTTGCCAATCACAACGTGGGCGGATTCACCCTCGGCTGTGTACCAATGTCCCGCCTGGTCAGTTGCGACCAGACGGGAATTAGTAGGCTCTTTAGCTGTGATTGTAAGAGCCATACAATTTAGAATGGCACTTGGTTGCCGTCTGCGTCCACCTCAACCTTAGTGGCCGTGGACTTGCCAGCAGCGGTAGCAAACTCCTTGGAGGCGCGGAT